TGTCTCGGGAACATTGACGACCTCAGAGTTTGAAGCTCTATACCTATCGCTAGAAATCAAATCACCAGTAACTACTTTGTCTTAAGAGAAAAGAGAAAACAATGACTCGCTACACTTTTGAAATTGACACCGACAACGCCATCAGAATTTGGGACAGCGAAAACCCAAACGAGAGCGGCGCACCTTTTATGTTCCAACCAGACTTTCCAGATACAACCCCTTGGGCAGATGCGGCTCAGGCTACCGATTGGGCAGAGGTATTTATCGCTGCACTAGTAGACCCTGAAAGCGAGTTCGTGGCAGGTAATTCACCCGATACTCACCCTGCAATTCGCCCAGAGCCAGAACCAGAAGAAGAACTACTGGGCTAATGTCAGAGCAGATACCGAGAAGCAACACTCAGCAGCAGTTACTACTAAAGCTAGTAGGTGACATGGCGGACGTAAAAGCCGGGTTCAAGATGCTGCAAGATCACGAGGATAGAATCAGAGAGCTAGAAAAGGCTCGCTGGCAAACAGCCTGGGTTACTGCTTTCGCTTCTGCTGCTCTAACTGCTTTCGCTGTCACTATTGTTTCGCAGGTACTAATTTGAGATACCCACTCCCTAAATCAAGCATCACAGCACTCTACGGAGCTAGAGCTAACAGGACTAGCCCTCATCGAGGCTTAGACTTTGGCGCAGCTACAGGCGCTTGGATCACAGCTCCGGCTGGAGGCACAATAGTAGTAAACACCTGGAGTGATGTTTTAGGCTGGTGTCTAGTCCTACGCTTCTGGCATGAGGGTAAAAAGATGCCTATGTATCTAGGCTTTGCTCACTTGAAGGTAAAGAGCAAGCATAAGGTCGGAACTAAAATTGAGGAAGGTAATAAGTGGTTCGCAGCAGTTGGGAATACCGGGAGCGCCTCACGCGGTAGCCACTTGCACCTCACCTACGGAGACACTCCTAAGCACATTTTCTACGGTCAGACATTCAACCCACTAGCACTACTTGAAAGGTTCGTAAAATGAAATTTAACCCTCAGATAAGGAAAGCTATTTACGCGGCAGTCGCAGGACTTGTACCGCTTTTGGTAATCGCCGGGATAGTTACCGGGGAGCAGTCACAGCAGATACTTAGCAGCGTGGCGGCAGCCCTAGCGTTCTTCGCTTCTGTTATGGCGGTCAAGAACACCGAGGTAAACAACCCGGAGGAATACGAAGATGTAACTGAGGGCATCGAGCCCCCTCATATTCCAGGCGTATAATGTCTAAGGCTCTTGCTAAGGTGAGGGCTATGATCACAGTAAATAAGACAATCGCCAAACTAGGCGGAACGCTAATCGGCACGCACCCAGCAGGCTCTACTGATTGGCACGCACAGAGAGCACACTCAATCGGCGGCAGCGACATAGCTCCGATTATGAATAAATCCCCCTGGACTAGCGCGCTGTCATTATGGTCGCAGAAGTCAGGGAAGGTACTCCCGACAGAGAGCACTATGGCTATGAAGCTAGGCAACTACTTCGAGCCTGCTATAGCTCGACTGTTCGGAGACATGCACCCACACCTAATTGTGCACACAGGGAACTACACCTACGAGAGCCAAATCAACCCTGCCTTCCACGCTAACCCAGACGGCGTTATTGAAGATGAAGACGGCAGATTATACATTCTCGAAATAAAGTTCTCAAGAAACCAAATGGCTGAATTACCTGAGCATTATCGCCTGCAAGTTCTTTGGTACATGATCGTGACTGGCTTGCATAGTCCTGCTGTGCTTTGTGCGGTCGCAGCAGGCGAATACAGGGAGTTTACGGTGGAGTATGACCCGATAGAGGCTGCCCTACTTATGAAGTCCGCAGAAGCCTTCCTAGAGTTTCTGAGCTCCGGTGTCGAGCCAGCACTAGACGGTAGCGAATCAACTTATACAGCCGTCAGGATTCTGCACCCGGACATCGAAGACGAGGAAATAGAAATAGATCCAGAGGAATACAGGCTGTTACAAGACGCTCTCGAGCAGGAAAAGTTCTGGAAGCAGCAGGCTAATCTTCGCAAGTCGGTCATTCAGCACTCGATGAAGGGAATACGCTACGGCTATGTAGACGGCGAATGCGTAGTAATGTTACAAAGTAGGTCAGGCGGAGCGCCTTATCTCAAAATCACAGGAGGATAAAAATGGGATTCATGGATAACTACGAACCAGTATCAGACCGGATAGGCAAGTTCTGGGACAAGCACCCAAACGGCAGAATACACACCGAGATAAAGCTAATCAACGAAACAGAGATCGTAATAATGGCAAGTGTCTTCACAGACCGGGAGGACATGAGGGCGGCAGCTATTGACTTTGCCCAGGAGACTCGAGGCTCAAGCGCTATCAACAAGACTAGCTTTGTCGAGAACTGTGCAACAAGCGCAATCGGCAGAGCGTTAGCAACTTTGGGATTCCAAACTAAGAAAGACGGAAAGACTGTTCGCCCAAGTATGGAAGAAATGCGTAAGGTATCCTCAGAAGCTCTAGGAGGCGCTGTGAAGGACTTTGAAGGCAGGGCTAGTGTCTTAGCCTTATCTAGTGATGTCGAAGGGCTTAGAGCGCTCTACAGCGAGGCTAAGATGGCAGGTGTTCCCAAGAAGCTCCTAGATCAGATTACTGACATGGCTAAGGCTTTAGGGTAAAACAAAGGGGACATGACCCACAGATAGCCATGCCCCCGGTCTAACATTCTACACCAAACACAGGAGAATCATGCAGGAAGAAATCAACTGGAAAAACTTTACTGAGCGCACCTGGGTAACCGGATACGCAAAAGGTTATGGCGATGGGAGGGAAGACATGCGGAAGCAGCTCACCATCGAGCTCTGGGACTACAGAAACAAGATAATGAGCACTGACTCGGATTTAGCAGAAACCATCGAAATCACGATAGATCGCATTGAGAAATTAAAATAAGATACATCTTCTATATATAGATATATATATAGACATTATTAGGTTCTATATATAGACATTTAACTTAATAACTATATTTATGCATTAGTGTCTATATATAGCTACTAAATAACTCACACAGAAATGAGACAAAATGCCACAGATCACAATCACCGGAGACGTAAACCTAATTGGCTGGGAAGGCAAGCGCCTATCTATCTGGGAAAACTACGAAGTGCAAGGGCAAGCTAAGCCCTTCTCAAGACTATGGACATGCTGGTTCGACATGAGCCAGGTGGAGCACTTACAAGAACAAGACTGGGTAGAGATCACAGGAGAGCTATCAACGAAGATAGGCAAGTACACGCCCAAAGACTCCACCATTGAAAAGACAGTAGTCGAGCATCACATTCAGAACGCTCGATTAGTGCAGGTAAAGACAAAGGCGCAGCAGGCATCTAACGCTGCTTCTGTCGGTGGCTTCGAGAACGCGCCCTTCTAATGCTTATTGACATGAAAGACATAAGCGACAAAATACTTTGGACTAAGGGCTACGAGGCTGGAGTTGAGGCAGCCGTAAAAGCTTTAGAGAATAAAGTTAAGTTGTTGAAAACAGAACACGATCAGCTTTTCGCTTTAATGGAGAAGGGGCTTCAAGAGGCAAACGGTGATAATCTAAACGCAATTTGTTACCAATTTGAGTTCTTTCAAGACGCAGCAGATTATCTAAAAGAATCTTTTGGTATATGAAATGAAAATCCTAGACCCTGCAGAAAACGTTAGAACCTTCTATCGCTTGCAAGGCGCTCAACAACAAATTAAGTTTGACTTAGACGTAATTGGTAATTACTGCTTACAAAATCACTTTGGGCAGTTTTGTCATTGTCTAGGTATTGTCAAGGCAATACAGAGCGCAGTAATTCTCGAGTGGGCACAGGCGCAGTAATGATTCAGGTATTCGTACCCGGCATACCTCAACCTCAAGGATCTAAGAACGCCTATGTCCGAGGCAATAGGGCAGTCTTAGTCGAGGCGAATAAAAAACTCCCTGCCTGGCGAAAGCTGCTAACAGAAAAACTAGAGTCAGCAAACTACTCATGTCAGCCGCTTACTGGCGCAGTATCCCTCGAGATAGTGTTTCTAATGCCTAAGGCTAAAAGCAATAAGAAAGACTTTCCCTATCAGAAGCCAGACCTAGACAAGCTGCTTAGGGCAGTAGGCGATAGCGCCACTAACGCAGGTGTCATAACTGATGATTCACAAATCTGCGAAATAGTG